AGAGACTGGAATAGTTGCGGACATTACAAATGACGGAGTTTCTTGTGAAGGCTTAACAGAAGTAGTTGAGTTATGCCAATCAGGATTAATTTCAATTCAGCAAGAGAGTGAAGAGGAGGTTGAAAATGCAAAAGCAACCGCAGACGGGGCTAACGAGTAATCAAGAAAAGTTTGTGCAAGCATTACTGAAAGGTAAAACACAAAGGCAAGCATATTATGAAGCCTATCCAAAATCAAGATTATGGAATGAAAATAGTGTAGATAATAAGGCTAGTGTTTTATATCGAAATGCTAAGGTGCTGGCTAGGATTAGTGAGCTTAGAGCGAAGATAATAGAAAAACAAGATAAAAAGTTGATTTTTGATGCTAAACAACTTATGGAGTTTTGGACCAGCATTCTTTCATCTGAAGAATATAATTTACAGAATAGAATAAAAGCAAGTGAACTACTTGCAAAAGCACAAGGGGTGTTTGTTGAGAAGCGTGAGACTAAAATCACAAACGACGATTGCGTGATAAGGATAATGAAGAATGACGATTGAATTAAATCCAAAAGGACTGATTAATAAAGTATATCAGCCTTTTTTGTTTGCAGACCAAGCGACGCAGATTTTCTTTGGTGGTTCGTCATCGGGTAAATCTGTATTCATTGCAGAGCGAGTGGTTTTAGATATTTTACAAGGTAGAAATTACTTAATTGTAAGAAACACTGGAACAACAATCAAAAAGTCATGTTGGAATGAAATTATAAAAGCTATTCAAATGCTAGGCTTAGATAAATATTTTAACATATCAAAAAGTGAGATGATTATAACTTGCACGCAAAATAATAAACAAATACTTTTTTCTGGTCTTGATGATTCTGAAAAGGTAAAGTCAATAACACCAATAAATGGAGCCTTGACTGATGTTTGGATAGAGGAAGCCACAGAGGTCGATTATGCCGATTATAAGCAATTACGCAAGAGATTAAGAGGGTATTCAAAGCATAAGAAGAGAATTACTTTATCTTTTAACCCAATATATCAAACGCACTGGATTTATACAGAGTTCTTTGGCGAATGGGTTGATGGAGAAAATATCTTACAACAAGATAATCTTCTAATTGTAAAGTCCACACATAAAGACAATGAATTTTTAACAGAAGATGACCATTATGAACTTGAAAACGAAAAAGACCCTTATTATTATCAAGTATATACTTTGGGCAATTGGGGAGTTCTGGGTGATAGGATATTTACAAATTGGAGAGTGGAAGATTTAAAACAACTTGTAATTGTGCTGAAAGAAGGAAGAGAAACACAAGTGCCTTTATATTCCACATTCGACAATATTCGAAATGGATTAGACTTTGGTTTTGCTTCAGATCCTGCTGCTTTTATTAAACTACATATTGATACTAAAAGAAAAATTATATATGCATTTCAAGAGTACTATGAGAGAGGGAAGACGAATTATGACCTAGCAAACGACATAAAGCCATTAGTAAACTATCAGAGAATTATTGCGGATAGTGCGGAGCAAAAGTCGATACAAGAACTTAAAGACTGTGGAATTAATGCATATCCTGCATTAAAAGGTCCTGATAGTGTGAGATTTGGTATTCAGTGGCTTCAAGGCTATGAGATTGTAATTGATAAGACATGTCAGAACTTGAAGAATGAACTAACTCTTTACCAATGGAAAAAAGATAAAGATGGAAATACGATTAAGCAACCGATAGATAAATATAACCACTTAATTGATGCTATGAGATACGCATTAGCTGAAGATATGGATAGAATACCTCCAGCGAGAATTTTAAGTAAAAAGGATTTAGGAATAAGATGATAATAGTTGAAAAAGATACACAGGCAACAGTAGATAATATTACCAAATGGATTAATAAGCATAAAGAGTTGTATGATAAATTTGATGAAAATCATAATTATTATAATGGCAAGCACAAAATATTAAAAGATGAGAATGAAAATAAAACGAAAAATACTCCGATTATTAATCTTGCGAAATATATAACTACTATGGCAACCAATTATCTAGTAGGTGAAAAAGTAGAGTATTCTTATAAAGGTGAAACAGCAAAAGATACTTTCGATACTATAATGGATTTATATAAAAGACAAAGCATGTCATTACATGATAATAAGATGGCGAAAACAGCTTCTATTTCAGGCCTTAGCTATGAACTAACATATTTATCTAGCGATGAACATCCAGTGCCGAAAACAGCGATGATAAGCGAATATGATGCTGAGATAATTTGTGATAATACCATTGAAAATAATTGTCTGTATGGATTGCATTTCTTTGAAATTGATGATAATAAAGCAATCGTAGAAGTTTATGATAATACATTTAAAACTACATATGTTGGAGGCAAAAACTTTGTTAATCTAAGACAACATGGTAAGCCAGAGCCTCATGGAATTGACAGAGTTCCTATAACTGAACTTATAAACAATGAGGAATTACAAGGTGACTTTGAACAGAATATTAAATCAATAGATGCTTATGAGAAAATTTTTGCCGAACAGATTGATGATATAGAGGAGTTTAATGATGCTATTTTAATGCTGTATAATACAAACTTTTATCAAGGTGATCAAAAAGTTTTTGAAGATAGGCGTAGGCAGCTCAAAAAAGATAAAATATTGGAATTTACGTCTAACGATCAATCGGCGGGTTGGCTTACTAAGATTATGGACCAAAGTAAAATAAGTGTTCTCGCTAGTGCTTTACGTGCTGATATTCATGCGACAAGCTTTGTTCCTAATATGACAGATGTAAACTTCGCTAATAATTCTAGCGGTGTAGCAATGCAGTATAAACTTATAGGATTTGAGGCGCTTACAAAAGAAAAACAATCATATTTTGAAAAGTGTTTAAGAAGAAGATTAAAAATGTTTGCAAGCGCATTAAGTTTAAATGGAAAAAGTGAAATAGATGTTCAAGACATAACAATTACATTTAAAAGAGATTTGCCAAGAAACGATGCGGAAATTGCACAGATTATAAGTCAAGTAGATGGAAGAAATATTGTTGATAAAGAAACATTAGGAAAACAATTGTCATTCTATAACGAAGATGTTAAAGAGAAACTTGAAGAAGAAGCAAGGAACAATCCTCAAACTGATTATGCTTCTTTAAATAATCCTAATATGTTTTCGTTAGGTGGATTTAATGGAATATAATCGTTTAGCCGACATTTTTGTTGATTTAGAAGCGAAAATGATAGCAAATCAAAAGGCTTTATTTACTTCATTTCCAAATTCTTCTTTATCTAATTTGAGTGAGTTTCAAAGACAAATGTACTCAAATAGAAATACACTTGAAAAGGCTAATATTAACGCCGTAAATCGAGCGTATGACCTAGCGAGAGATTGTCTTGATAAATCTATCGACAGAGGGTATAAACAGGGCGTAAACAATATATCTAAGCAATTAAAGAAAGATATTGACAACGCTCTAAATGAAAGAGTAGAACTAATGAGGGAAAATTCTCATCAATTTATCAAAAGTATGTGTCGTGTGGCGGTTAGTTCTGCAATGTCAATATTTACAAATATTATTTCTTCTTTGTCCACTTTTAATTCTTTAGATATTTGTGCAATGTTTATTTCTTCATGGTTTTTCTTTAAATATTCACTTTGTAATTGCTTTATTTTTATTCCTAATTCCTTTACACTTCTACTTACTTTTATTATTCCATCATCTCTTATAAATTTCTTTATTTCTCCTAATATGTATGGTACTGCATACGTTGAAATTTGTACTTCAAAACTTGTATCAAATCTTTTTATAGCTTTTATAAATCCCATACATCCTATTTGATATAAGTCTTCTGTTTCATAATTTCTTCCTGTAAATCTCTTTACAATACTCCAAAGCAATCCTTGATTATCTTCTATCAATTTTTCTAACGCTTCGTTATCTACAAAAGGAAAGATAACAAAAGAGGAAACGAAAGTCACTAAAATAATATCAATCAAAAAAGCAAATACTCTTTGGATAAATAAAGCCTTTTCATACCCTTGTTTCTGTATTTTTTTCTTCGCCATTTAAAATCTCCTCCTGATAACTTTTTAATATTAAAATTATATCACGAATTTTAGTGCATTGATATATTTTATTTTTAATTTCATTAGCAAAAGGAACACCTTTTAAATACCAACTAATATGATTTCTTATTTCTAAACAAGCAAGTTTCTCACTCTTAAATTCCGAAAGATAAGCTAAATGTTTTAAACACATATCAATTTTTTCAATATTAGTAGGTACAATTTTACAAAAGCGCCCATCCAATCTAGAAGAAATA